AACCTAATTGACTTACAGAAAATCTATCATTACCTTGCATAGGTGGAGCCATAACAGGTGGAGCAATTGTAGCTGGAGGAGGCGTTACAACTGGTGATGGTATAACAGGTGGTGCAACTGCTGCTGGAGGTGTTATTGGCTCTGGTCTAGGTTCTGGTCTAGGAGGCGTTACAGCAACAGGAGGTGCTATCTGCTCCACCTTCAATATTGGTTCTGGTACAGGTTGTAATACTGGTTGTGGCGGTCTAGGTTCTCGTCTAGGTGGTTGAGGTCTACTAAAGTCAGGTATTGTTACATCTGCTCCGCCTTCAATAGGTATTGTTATTGTAGGAGGTGGTGTGATTACAGGAGGTGTTCCTGGTTTGCCACCAAAATCCATATCTCCAGGAGGTTGTATACCAGGTCTAGTATCATAAAAACCTGGTGTTCCTCCAGGATAATCTACAGGAGGTGTTATAGGTGGCTCTGCTGGTCTACCTATAGATGGTGGCATTGGAGGCATAGTTATAGGAGGTGTTATTGGTGGCTCTGCTGGTCCGCCTACAGGTGGATTAATAATAGGATTAACAAAATCATCTGGTGGTGCTATAGGGTCAGGATTTGTAACAGCTCCTTTACGCCCAAAGCCACCATCATCAGGTATATCTATTGGAGGAGGTACATCACCACCGCCTGTTCCACCACCATCATCAGGAGGTGTTCCACCATCATCTGGAGGTGTTTCTACTGGAGGTGTATATGGTTGATAAGGTTGATAAGGCATAGGCATTTGTGAAAATGCTGCATATGGATTAATCATTTGTTGCATTTGTGGTACGCCATAGAATCCTTGATAGCTAGGTGATTGCATAAATGGATTGCCATAACCACCAAACATTGGAGGTGGAGGAGTATATCCAGGTCCACCTTCATATCTAAAACCACCACCAGGAGGCATAGGTTGTATACCACGACTACGACCATCTCTTTGAGAGGTTCCTAATGGGTCATAGCCTAATGCTGTAGCACTTGGATTCATGCCTTCAAAGTAAGAATACTCAGGCATAAAACCTGGCATAAAACCACGACCTATTGGTCTAGTTCTTCTTTGTCTAGGAGTGTTAAATACATTAGAACTATTTTGATATGGATTATTATATCCACCATAATTAGAATTTATATTATTAAATCTATCTAAATATCCATCAAGTTCTGCTGGATAATCATATCCAGTTTGACCACCTGGTTGAAATCCTGTTCTACCGCCTGAAGCCATTGGTATTTGTTCAGGATATCTTTCATACATTAATCTTTTTCTTTCTTCTTCATCAATATCCATTTGAGCTAACATTCTTTCAAACTCTTCTTGTGATGCTATAACGCCTGCTGTACCTGCTGCAGTTCCTGCTACCATTCCACTAGGACTCATTGCTGCTGTTGCTAAATTTTTCATACCTGCATCAAATCCACCGCTAAACATAGTATTAAGTGATTGACCTGCACTTGTACCACCTGCTCCTGCTGCTTGTGCTGCTGCTTGTTGACTAGCCAAAGTAGTAGGTACACTACTAACTGGTGCTGCTGCTCCTGGTGCTAAAGGACCTACAAAATCTAAATTAGGAACAACATCACCAACACCTGAAGCAACTTGAGATGTTGCTATTTCACTTGCTAAATCTGGATTAGCTATATTGCTTAATGCTCTTGTTCCTAATCCTGCTGTAAGACCTGATAATAACGCTTTACTTCCAGAACCACCTGTTTGTGCATATGTAGCTAAACCTGCTCCTATACCTGTCATAGCTGCTGCTGATAAACCTGTGCTTGCTAAAAGAGTAGGTCCTAACATTCCACCTAATAATGGTGCTAAGAAAGGTAAGAAAGCTTCAGGTTGTCCTGTTTCTGGATTAACTGTTAAAGGCACAGCAGATGCTAGTCCTTTTACTTCAGCAGGATTTACATGAAGAAGCATAGAATCGCCAAAACGACCTTGAGCTGCTACATTTTTAGTTTGTTGTTGAATGTCCATTACCTATCTTCCTCTTTTGTTTCACAGCCAAACATATTAAAACTCATGTCGACTGCACTTGTATAAACTTTTACTACATCTGTTTGATTTAATGTTATCCCAATTACTATAGTTAGGGAATCGTTTGCTGCTACTGATTTATCGTAATATAAATACTGTTTATCATCCGCACCTGCTCCAGCTACATGAACACTTAATCTAAATGTTATTGCTGAACCTGTTCTATTTGCTGCAACAATAGAACTAACTGTAGTTTGTGTCATATCAGGCACAGTATAAAGTGTAGTAACTGTTGTTGCTGCAGGGTCTAATTGACCTAATACTTTTAAATTATCAGCCACTAGTTATCCCCATTAATAAAAATTGATGTCTCTTAACACTTTTACTTGCTACAACACTTTGCATTTTTTGTAATTTATCTAACTCTATAGCTAAATCTTGTACTGCTTGTTCTATAATTCTTCTTGTAACTGCCTCATCTGTGGTATTATATTCTTGTTGTGCTAAAGGTAGTGCTATTGTTTTAGGATTTGCCATTATCTTTTACCATCTGGTCTTATATCTAATCTTAAATCACCTAGTCTCCAACCATAATCAGCAGATGAGTTAGATACTTTGATAGCACATTGCCTGCTTCTTGCTCTGGTATTTGTAAATGTAGAGTCAGGAGTTACTGATACTGTTGATAAGGTAGACAAATCTTGTAATGGATAATCTCTACCTTTAATTGTTATTGTTACATCATCTGTAGTAGATTGTTGGTCCCTAAATTCTATATCAGGTATTATTTTATTTACTGCCATATATTTTTCTCCATCTGGGTCTAAATCAAAATCACTTGATTCAATATATGCAGTAAAGTCACTACCATCATTACTATGTCCTACTTCATGTGCGAACAAGTAGTTATTATTATTTGTACTACTATTTTTACTAGCTGCTATAGGGTTATTTAATATATGAGCTTCATCCCATGCAGTCCTAACAAAATCATCTGTTGTAGTGCCTATAGACCAAACTTGTTCTAAATAGTTATACATTACATATTTATCTACTTCTAAACTATCTCCTGATGGATAGAACCACATAATTTCATTAGCAATGTTATTAACTGCACCAAACACTTTAAATGCTTGACCTTGGTTTAAATCACTTAATACATAGTCTAATACAGTACATGGTAATCTTTGAGCACTACCTGCATATGTATAAAATCCACCATTGTCCATAAAGTAAACTTGATTATTAGCATTAACTGCTGCATTAGGAGATATTAAAGATGGACCATTAGCAACTTCATTAAATGAAAATACAAATGGTGCACCTACAAATCTCATAGAAACTATACCTACATCAGTCCATATAAGTATTTCTTGTCTTGTTCTTAAAGCTCCTACTATTGTAGAGCCCATTGATAACTGTACTCCACCAGCTTGATTGGTTGCTGTTGGTGTCCAATCAGTAATACTTTCTGTATCTGAAAATCTAACTAATAAAGGGTCTAAATTAGAAGAGCCTATAGGATTACAACCAAAAGCTATAACGTGCTTGTCTACATCTGATAACATAATTTGAAATGTTTTTGTTGGCACATTGCTAGCACCACCTAAACTTGTAGCATTTACTGCTCTTGTATTGCCACCAGCAGATTCATCCCAATAATAAATACCGCCAGACCTAGGATTTAATATAGCATCATCACCAAAATTATCTATTGACCATAATCTTAACTGATTACTTGATACTAAATTACTTGTAGAACCCCAAGCACCTGCACCCCATGTACCTGCACCCCAACCTGTAGATTGTACATATACATCTAATCCAGAATTTAACTGATAAGCTCCATCTACACCAGAGCCACCATTACCAGTATCACTAGAATTAGCTGTTGCTGTTGCTGTAAATGTATAAGTATTAGCGGAAGGTACTGAATCTATTTGATATTCTTGATTTAAAACTGTAGCTGTTATATTACCGCCTAGACTTACAGCCTGACTAAATGTAACAAAATCTCCTGTAACTGCTCCATGGTCAGTATCAGTTGCAGTTATAGTAGTGCTGCCATCAGTAGCAGAAAAAGTAATAGCATTAGTCGCTGTCTCTCGTATGGGGGTAACATCATTGTAACTATTTCCTTCTAATACATAAAATTTTTGATGTGTTCCTAAAGTAATATAATCTGTACCTACAGAAGCTTTATATGGATAAATTTTTCTACAAGTGCCTATAAAACTATTTGTGCTTTGTTTCTCCCATCCACCTATTCTTTCAGGTCTACCTTTTCTAAATCTAACTTTATCTGCATCAAACCAACCACCTTCGTTACTATAATTAGTACCTTCTTTGTTTATACCTGGTTTAAATACATATTTTCTTAATGGCATTATTTATACCTCGTGCCATTCTTTACCTTCAAAAAGTAAAGCTTCTGCTTCTCTTCTTCTGATAAGTCCTTGTAAAACCTTACCGCCTGCTTTATTCCAACGCTTTATTTGGGCTGGAACATCATCATATTCTTTAGCATTTAATACTTTTAACATAGTAGAAGCTTTTAAGTTAGCTGGTCCTAAATTAAATACCCAAGATACTAATGCATCAAATTGATTTTGTTTTAAATCAACAGTTACTGCATCATTTATATAACCTTCATACTCTTCCATTTCATGTAAAAGTAACTTATCTGCTTCTTCCTGGGTAATAGTGTCGCCTTCTTTAACGCCTTTGGTAGAGCCATATCCTATTGTTAAAACTCCTGCTGCACATTTATATGCTTCTAACTCGCAACCTTCAAATTTTTTAATAAGGGATAAACCTTCTTGTGATATGTTCATAGTGCTATTCCTCTTTTGTTGTAGTAACTTTTCTATAATAGACGACAACTTCTTTAAGTTCATTTATGTACCTCTTTAATTCCTGCATATTATATGCCATCAACTCATAATCAGGGACTGACATAGCAACAAATACTAGTTGTCCTTGGTCTTTTTCTACTTGTACTAAAAATTCATCAATGTTTTTATTTGATACTACATACCAATAAGGGTCTTTTAAATCTATTTCCCTTGGCATTATAGGTTGCACTATAGTTCTTTCTATAGGTTTAGATATGACTTCAACCTGTTGTTTACTTGGTATCAGACTGCAACTGCAAGCCATCATCAAGACTGTCGATATTACGACTATCTTCTTCAATGCTATCAAATACATCTTTAGTTCCTTTGTTAATACGAGGTTCAATAAGACCAGGTTTAGCTGATGCTAGTTTAGTTAAATTATGTCGTTTAAATATGTCAAGGTATCTTGACATTTCTTGTTCTATTTCTTGATTACGACTTTGAATTTGTAACAAACTATCTGTTTGTAAAGTAAAATCATTTTGCAATGATTCTATAGCTAATTTTTGTTCTTGGTTTCTTAGTTCAAAAGCTTGATTAAGAGCAGAGAGTTTAGAGTTTTCATTCCATAACAAATAGCTACTTAATACTAAAACTACTATTATTCCAATTAAAACTTTACTCATCATTTTCCCATGTATATACCTGTAATGGTTTAGACTTGCCTTTAACCTCTATTGGTTCTAATAATTTTAACTTAAATTTAGACTTTTTGGCAGTTTCTTCGCCTATTAATGTTCCTACACCTGCAACCTTGGTACT